CTTACTTCACCTCAAGCTTGCTAACGCGGTTTTCCACCTGGTTAAGACGGGTGAACATCTCGCGATTTGTTTCTTTTATATCCGTGTGCAACGTCTCAAGCGATGTAGCGATATGCTCCACTGCACTTGTCAGGCGTATTACAGCAGCGGCGGCCTCTTCATTACGACGAGAAAACCCGAACAGCCCCATTGCCGCCACGCTGATGGATGCACCAGCGATAGCAGCAAAGACTTCAATCACGGCTCAGGCTGGTGTTGTTTCCAGTCTAGCCGGGTTCAACAGGCCACTGCACATCCCACGGGAAGCCAGCTTGAGCGGTCACATCACGCAGTTCTTGGCGATATGTAGCCCATGCTGCGGTGTCTACTGGCGCATCAGGTAGTTGCGTCCAGTCGCAGTTGCTAAGTAGCTGGTTGCGTTGCTGACGCACCTCAACTTCTTTTGCGCTGGTGCGTTCGGCAATCTGCTCTGGCGTGGCGGGTGTTACCAGCCAAGTCATCTCCCACTTGCCAGCTTTTAACGTTGGGTTTACTTGATTGCAGTTTTGTGTTGATGGATTGTAATCTGGCGCTGGCTTATCAGTTACGGGGAATACATTCCAGTCAGCTAATGTCGCATCGCTTGGATTACGGGGGTAGCTGGTGTTGGGGTTGTCGCGTCTCAGATCGCCGATTGAGTAAGGATAAATCTCAACGGTCTGATTGGGGGCTAGGACGTACATAATTGTGTAATTGGTACAAGATTATTTTAGCAGCTTTGTTAGCTCAGAATCTGATTGATAACCTAGCCACGAAAGTCGTTGGCAAACCTTACGCCGAGCTTTGTAGCCGTTGACATGGCGTAACATTCCAAGGTAGCTGTTGACCGATGCGGGCACGTCTGCGTCAGCCATAAATATCGGGTCTTCCAGCTTCTGCATTAGGTTAGAAATTATGGAACGCCTTAGGTAGCGGCGATGCGGAAGGATGATGTAACCGACAAAGTTAACCCCATGTTTGACTTTATTGACGTAAGTTTTTTTAGGGTGAAAGGCAAGGCGCAAGTGCTCATGTGCAAAAACGTCTAGTTGCGTTAGCTTGCTTGACAACTCTTGCCCTGACTCACCAAACAACACAATGTCATCTACATACCTGCCGTAATAGCGCAGTTTTAAGTGGTGCTTGGCGTATTGATCCAGTTCGTTAAGGTAAATATTAGCAAAAAACTGACTAGTTAAATTACCAATCGGAAGACCTTTGTGCGATGGTGCGTTAAAAAGACTTTTGTGAGCTGGCACCAACTTCAGCAGGCTGCGATTGCTTTTGATCAGCGCATTGGATTGAATGTCGGTCCATAGTATTTTTTCACCAATCCAGCAATCCCACTCCGTTGTTCTTGTTGTTAGTAAAACTTGTTCAAGAACTGTTTTATCAATAGAAACAAAAAAGTTTGCAATGTCGGCTTTAAGCACAAAAGCATTTGTTGTGTAGTTTTTACTTGCTTGGCGCATCATGCGTGCAATACGATTTGCGCCATGCAACGCCCCACGGCCTGGAATGCAGGCGTAGGTATCGTAAATAAAAGAGTTGTGGTAACGTTCGCGCCAGCGGTTATAAAAGACACATTGAACAATGCGGTCTCTAAAGTCTGAAGCCCATATTTCCCTAGGTCGGGGATGTGTAATAACAAAACAAGATAACCGACTTGGCTCCCAGGTTCCGTCTTGTAGTTCGCGGTGAAGTTGCATTAAGTTGCGCTCTAGGCGCTCTTCAAATTTCAATGCGCTCCAGGAGTTGCGCTTTTCTTTCCTGCAATCGTAATATGCATAAAAAACGTCCTCAACTGTGGGAGGACGTGTGGTATTGGGGTAGTCAGTCATTTGCGGAAAGCGCGAACGCGTTTGTTGTTCGTCTTGTTGTTGTTGTTCTGGTTGCCATTGTTGAAGTTCAGTTTCCACGCGTTAGTGGAAGCGTTCTCCGTGGACGACCAGTGGTTGTCAGCAACAAACGAAAAGCAGACTCTTGCACATGGCGCAACAGAATACTCCATTGCGGCATTGGCTTTCGCCTTCTCGTCCCAAGGAACGGGTCTGCTCCCAAATGAAAGGACGCTCAGAACAGCCGTGACTTATTCTGACTCTGCCTTGCGACTACCCGTTGATCGTAGCCAACCTGACGTTTGACGGTTAATGTTGTCAGTTAATACAATTAATGCAGAAAATTTTGTGATAGATAGAAGTTGCATGTCTTTGCTTAGACGTAAAAGCAACTCTATGATTTGCAACCGCTCAAGAATAAGCTGCACAAAACTTGAACGCTGCTCTCGGCTGGAATTAGCTTTATAAATAAATACAACAAGCTCAACGGTTTCGTCTCGAATCTTGGCGCCTAATGAGTATTTGAAGTCCTTGGGGTAATGCCGTGTTTGCTTTGTTACTTCGCTGAGAAGGTCATAGGTTAGCTTATATATGGGCAGGTGTTTGTATTGAGCCAAAGCCGGAGAAAGGATTAAAGGATTAAAGAGCTAATTTGCGGAAAGCGCGAACGCGTCTGCTGCCCGCCTTGGTGCCGCCGTCCTGGCCGCCATCGGCGAAGTCCAGCCACCACGCGGTAGTGGAAGCGTACTCCGTGGACGACCAGTGGAAGCCAGCAACAAACGCTTCTGCTCCGCCGCTTTGGAATGCTGCAACAGAAGTGTGTGCAGGCGCCCCAGCAGTACGATTAACCGTACGCTCAGGCACTGAATATGGGTTGATGCCCCAGGAGGTGCTGTTGCTATCGGTGGCTGGCTTGAGGTTTTCGTAGGCGATGTCTAGCTCATAACGTGCTGGCAGGTACCAGTCGGTGTAGCCGCCGATGGAAAGCCCCTCACAAAATTGAGCCGCCGGGTGACTTGCATTATTCATGTTGGCTGAGTTTGCCGCACCATCAAATGAACTGGTCGTGCCAGCGGTTGTAGTGTTGGTGGTTTTCCACTGCAAGTTTGTGGTGATTGTGTAGCCCGAGCCGCTAGCGCCAGTTGCTGCTGGCGCCACGATCAGCGCATGAGTTGCGACGCCATTATCTGTGTGGCTGATAGTGCCTGCAAAAAATCCACCTTCATATGCAGCACCGATAGCAGGCAGCACGAGGCCTTGATTACCCGCCGCAGCCCTTAGCCCATGTGGATGCCTCATGCCACGTCTCCCACATAAGCGCCGTACACCTTGGTGCTGACTTTCCAGAACTGGATGACGCTATATCCGCTGGTTGCAAGCGTAGGAGCACTACCACCAACCCATGTAACGCCGCCGCTACCCCATGTACTATCAGTCCACGTCAGCGTGTAGGCAGTGCCATCATCCACCATCAAGGTGACGGATTCACCAGCGGCAAAGTTAGTCGCTAGTGGTGTACGGCTAGCACCAAGTGTTATGAGTTGAATACTGCCATTACCGGGATCAACTTCAAATGCAGCACCATCGGTGATAGTGAACACGTCCTCAAGGATCGTGCCGATGATCGCTGGGTCAGTGAGTGTTTTATTGGTAAGAGTACTTGTTGAAGAAATGCTTGGTATAACAACGCCTTCAACTGCTAATACACCAGCAGCACTTCTAGAAAGCGTGGTATCACTAGCATCGCCTAGCTCAATAGAGCCAACCCCTAATGCAGTTGATGTAGATGCTGTTAGACCGCTAATAGGCAGCCCAGTGCAGTTTGTTAACGTACCGCTAGATGGTGTGCCTAATGCCCCGCCACTTATTAAATTACCTGATGCAGTGCCGGTTAAAGCAGCAGTAATCGTGCCAGCAGTAAAATTACCCGAGGCATCTCTTGCAACAATCGCTGATGCCGTATTTGCACTTGCAGCAGTCGTGGCGCTGTTGCTAACCTTACCAGCAGTAGCAATAGTAGCTAGTTTTGTGTCAACAATTGCAGCACTAGCGTTTATATCAGCATCAACAATTACGCCACTAGCAATGGCTGTAACGCCTAAGTTGCTGATGGTTACATCACCTGTAACTGCCGTACTCGTGGCTACGTTTGCGCTGCTACCTAATACAATATTGCCGGAGGTCAGGGTGGCAAGTTTGCTATAAGCAATAGCAGCCGAAGCATTTACATCTGCATCAAGGATTGTGCCATCTAGCAACATCGTGCTAGTAACGGTGCCAGTGTCGCCAGTAGTAACTACCGTGCCAGTTGTATCGGGCAGCGTGATTGTGCGATCAGCCGTAGGGTCTACAACCGTAAGAGTAGTCTCAAATGCGTTTGCTGTGGCGCCTTCAAAACTTAAGCTGCCAGCAGTACCAATCTCTAAATTGCCTGTTACCGTGCCGCCAGCAAGTCCTAGCTTTTCGTTATTTACTTCTTCAATTGCAGCTTGTACGTTATTTGCTGCAATTGTGCCTTCTGGTGTAAAAGCAACTTGCGCTGCGCTAACGCTAGTAAAAGTTTGGCTTACGTCAACTTCTGTCCATTCGATACCAGTCGATAGCACAATGTCAGGCGGTGCTAGCGCAACATTGGGCGCGTTGCCGCTTGTTATAGTGCCGCCTTCGCTTACAACTAGGTAATAGCGGTTATTAGCAGTAGCAGCCGCAGGTAATGGCGAACCTTCTACTAAACCAATGGCAGTGCCTTCTGCTGTTACTGACGCAACGTGGCCGGTGCCGCCACCTGCTGAGGCATCAAATGTCCCGGCAAAAACAATCTCACCAACTGAAATACCAATTGGCTGGAATACGTTCCCGTCCCAGAGGAAAAGATCGCGACTTAGCGGATTAAAAAAGAACTGGCCAATTTGATCAGCAGTTGGCTGTGTATCGCCAATTTTAGTAATAGCGTAATTAGCTAATTTTTCGCCTGTAACTGTATTAGCCCCGATACGTGCAACATCAAAAGTGCCGGTTGTAATCTGTGTTGCAGAAAGGTTTGGTATATCAGCAGCAGTTAATGCGCTGCCACCAGTTGCAATACCTTTTGCGTTAAATGTTGCTTTTGTATAGGTGCCAGCGGTAAGGCCGCCTTGCGTTGCTAGTGATATGGTGCCAGTAGTAACACCAAAATCAGAACCGACAATAACGCCGCCTAATGCAGCATTAGTAGCAGCACTAACATTAATAATGCCGCTGCCGTCTACCGTTAAGCCAGTGCCAGGTCTTACGCCACCAATAACGCCACTTGTAGCAACAGGTAAATCACCGCCAACTAAAGCAGTGGTAGCAGTTATATGACCTTGTGCGTCAAATGTGATTCCGCTTGTTGTACCAGCCGTAACGCTATTGGTGTGGTTTACTACGCCACCGCCTGTAACACTAAGGCCAGTGCCGGGTGACATTGCACCAACAGTTCCGGCTACGGCAATTGGTAAATCGGCTGGAACTAGCGTGGTGCCTGCTGTTGCTCTACCCTTAACATCAACTGTTAATTTAGTGTAGGTACCAGCAGTAATACCACTATTAGCAAGTGCTGGGACATCGGCATCAGTTAATGTTGTCCCAGACGTTACTCTGCCTTTAGCATCAACTACAACTTTTGTATATGTGCCAGCGGTAGTGGTAGGGCTAGGTATATCAGCATCAACTAATGTCGTGGCTGATGTAACACGGCCTTCTGTATTTACTGTTACTTTTGTATAAGTGCCCGCCGCAACACCTGTTGCCGACATTGCTGGTACATCAGCACTGGTTAATGTCGCGCCTGCTGTAATGTGTCCTTTAGAGTCAACTGTTAATTTTGTATAGGTGCCTGCGGTTACACCGCTATTTGCATGTTCAAGGCTGCCAGTGCCTGCATTACGAACAATTGGGCTGGTAGGTGCTACCAGTTGCAAATTACTGCTGCTAACCGTTACACCACCAGTAGCTGGGATGGTGCTGGTATCAAGCTTGGATGCTGCAACAGTACCCGCCGTGAGGTTGGTGCCGCTAATGCCGCTTAGGTTTACCTTCGCAACTGGTATTGACGCATCATCAACTAACGCAGCGCCTTGCTGCACTAAATTCTTAACTGTAATTTTCTTGGTATCGCTTCCTGCAATTGAATATATAGGCAATACATCCGCTGCCGCTGGCGTTGTTTCAGCGTTTAGCTGATCTATGCGCTGGTCAGCCATTACAGCTCCTCTCCAAGTTCAAGAACGTCACCATCAGCGGTGCTTAGCACCAGTCTATCACCGGCAGAGTTAAGCAGTAGATCACCCCATGTAGTAGTCTGCACCCGAAGCTTGATCTCACCTGTTGTCACAAACGTAAATTTGCTTTCGATTATGTCACCAGCCGTACATTGAATAGCTGCATTGGTCATTATACCTTGGATTTCATACCACACCGAGTCGTTGCTAGCGTTTATGCCTTGTGCCTGGCCTTCAGTCAATATATAAAGATTAGCCTTGAAATCACTGCCAAATTGTTGCCGCAATAATAAATTATGCAAATACACTGCAATTTCAGTTTCACCAGCAGTTGCATAATCAAATTGGCAGTCGATACTGCCGGAGCCGGTGATCAAAGTGCTGTACTGGTTCCTGAATTCATCACCTAAACTAGAAGTATCAACAGCTTCACGGTCAGTTGATAATTCAAACCGTATGATATTTGCTAAAATCCTAGGCACTGAGTTAAGGATTTTGCAGCTAACAGCAATATCAGCGCCCGGCACCGCTAATGCAACCCTATTATTTGAAGTGCCAGCAATAGCATCAGCGTAAGTCGGGTACAACCGTAACCCGCCAAGCTGATCTACATTAACGAACCAATTACCTTTAGTGTACGCATATCCTGAGACAAATGACAATGTAGATGCACTACTGAATTCTACAAAATCACCTGTTACAAATGCACCAAAGCTAAAATTAAAGCTAAACATATCTTTATCAGCATCAACATTCGCAACATTGATAGTTCCTGCAATCGTGTCGCCGCTATCTCTGGTTAGTTCTATATTGCCAGCATTACCTAAATAAATACTCACAATGATACTCCAGTTGGCGCCCCCGTAAACTGGAACTGGATATTAGCTTGCATCACCTCGCCAACAGCACAACTCAATTCAGCACTGGTAATAATGCAATCACCTTGAATAAATTTAGTATCCCAGCCAAGCTTGATAGCTAAGATATCAGATTCAGTTACCGCTGTTGTTTTTACCACACGCTGTAAAAGTGATACTGGCGATGAATCATAATAAAATACAGTAGCGCTACCGCTTGTGCTTCTGATACCCGGAACAAACGTGCGGTCAGATTCCGTTAAAGCGGTTGCATCTAAAGTATCCACCGTAGTTGAAATGTTCCAGTTGCTTACCTTGGCTACTAAAGTGCCGTTATAGGTCAAGGTGCCATCCTTGCCGCTGTAATAAGTCATTTGTCAAGTACCCCAACAAGCTTTATTGTAGCCGACATACGGCCAGGTTTTACGCTATTAAACTGTGGCGGTTCGGCATAGCGATATTTCATGCCAAATGGTGTTGCAGAAAAGCGGTTTGTTGTACCGCTAGCAACACCATCATGGAATCCTGGATTGCCGCTTTGTGTTAATGAATTAGCTGCGACATCAAACACGCCTAACGTGCCACGACAACTAACGTAATGGTCATAAATTAAAGCCGCATTGGCATCAGTGATATTGTCAAACGACAGTGACAGCTCTATATTGGTACGTTGGTTGCCATATTGAACCCGCACCTCAACGCCATCTTGCGCTTTAAAAGTAGTGCCAGGAAAATCGCCAGCCGATAGCGACCTGCTAGTAGGAGCGATGCTTGGGAAGCTAGGGCCTGCAAAACTCATTGCTCGTTCTCAACCACGAATTGGCTGTCCTCTAAGTTTAGGTACGTGATCCTGCCGGTGGAATCAACTGGTACATGGGTGCCAGTAATCTCCACCATCCCCTCTTCATCATAAGATATCAGCTCGGCTTTGTACACATAAGCACTTTGAGCACTTGAATAGACCGTAAACACAGCACCAGCAAATGTGGCTGAGGTAAAGCCATTACCATCAACTGTCATCGTGCCAGTCTGCACCTCCGTTAGCCCTGACCGCCACCAGTACACCGAGTTAGAGTCGGACATACCAGTGCTTGAAACTACCTTGCCATCATCTAAAACGTAACCATTCTGGAATTGGTCTACATGTCTGGCTTGACTTGCCACCTTAAAATACGCGCCCGGCGCCAAAGCTAAACCTTCAGGAAATGTTTTGAACGTAATAGTATGCGTTACATAACGGCGGGTTTGAATTAGTAATTTAGCAAAACTAATGGCATGTGTTGCATTAGTACAAAAACCAGTAAAATCAACAGCTTCCACCTGTAGTGATTTATGGTTTGGGTCGTTCGGCCTAACCAAAATATTACGTGTTTCAGCAAAGCCATCTTCCACCTCATCGCGTACCGTAACTAATACCTGCGGTGCTAACCGTTGCTCAGTTGGATACCAGCTTACCTGTAATGAATCCTCAACGATATTGCCATCAGTAAATAACGCCGATATCTTAGGCAGTCGCGCATAGGCACCATAAATAGAGTAACCCGTAAGCCCTTGCTCTGGTGCTACTGGGAATGTAGGTTGCAGTGATATTTTGCCACCTAAAATAAGGAAATCCAAAAAGAAATATGGTGCATGTTCATACGCCCAATCACGCACATTAACAGGTGAGCCTATTACACCATCAAAAAACAAATTATTTTGGATACATACTTTACATGCTGCTTGGAAACCAGGCCAATCAATCATATCTTCTGGTATTAAAGTACCAGCGCCTGCTGATGGTGCGCGTAATAAATGACGCAATATTTCAGGGAATAGATGCGTTGGCCCTGTTATAGAACCTGGCGGTGAGTAACCGCTGGTATTACCGTTAGTTGGTTCCACCATCCGTATTACGTTAATGCCTTGCTTTGCGTAATAAGTAAAATTATTAAAGTCGTTCCATTCCTTGCCGCTACGTAGTTGTAATCCGATTAACGCCATATTATCGTAAAGCGGAGTATTTTTATTTTGGCGTTGTTCGTTTACGTAAACAACTTGATGCTCTGGTCCATTCTGATGGCTACCTTCTTGTTGGTCGTATAAATATACATCTGCTACGGCATCGTAATTCTCGGCTACAGACTGACCTTGTGAACTGTCAGCTACTTCTTGCACTATTAAATCAGGCAAGCTAATACCAATACCTTGAACACGTACAACACTTCTTCCTGCGCTATAGCCAGAGCCTGCGTTTTGCGGCACAACATAAGCGGTATAAGTAACTTGCTCTGATGTAGTTAAATCTAATAGTGAATATTCAAAGTTACTAGGTGGCATTGCAATACCAACAGGTTTTTTTAGCGCATATTGACCTTCAGTCATAGGGTCATCGCTAAAAGCTGTGACCGTAATTACTGCCCCAGGTACAGCAGAGCATGACCACATAAAACCGCCTGCCGTATAACCTTGCTGCACACCAAAGGCCGTAGTCAGAGCTGATGTTAAATCTAGTTGTACCTCAACCTGCATTCCTGGGTCAGGGTCAACACCTGGCGGCGCATAAGAATACGTTGCGCGACCTGTAAAGCGTTGCCCTAAACCAGTTGGCGAAGGTGCTCCTATAAAATTATGCAGCCATTTCATTGAAAAACTATCAGCACCTGCTTTTGCAATAGCCGTAACTTTTTGAGTGCTGCTGGTTTCTGTTGCTGTTACGCTTACAGTTAGCCCATTACCAGGGCCGCTAACTGTTGTAGTAGCAAAAGTAGCTAATTCTTGCACCCCATTTGTTATGTAATTGACTGCACCCAATGAACTAACAGCCCCAGCTTCTGCCTTTCCGCCAAAAAACATTACACTGTTAGTGCCCATTGATTGTGTTATACGTTCTGTTGAACCTTTATAGCTAATTTCAAATCCACCGTTATTTATAAATACGCCATATTTCTCCAGTCCACCTGATCTGGCATCCAACACCCTTGTCCTTACGCCTGTTGATACATTAAGAATCGACCCCCCAGCTAATGGCCTTAGTCTTATTTCATATTGAACATCATTTCTTGGGAACTTAATCCGTATAAAATTAAATTGGTCTACAGGTGTACGACCTCTAACGCAAAATGGCCCTGCGCTATCTTCTAATGTAATCCAAGCTTCAGCTCCTTTTTCTCTTATCTGTAACCTAAAGAACGAATACCTTAGACCGTATTCACTATATTGCCCAACAATATAATTATTGCCACCTGCTTCAATTGCAGCAAGTGTAGGCTCAGCAGGTTGGCTTGAGAAATTACTCATGCCACTAAACCGTTTCCATACCTGCGACTTAATGCCAATCTCAACTTGGTTTAATCTTCGTGTTGTAGTTATATTGGCAACAGCTAACTTAAGCAGCGTCGCACCATTGCATGGATTAACGTAAGCAGCTAAATTTCTAGAATTAAAATCTGGCGCATGTATTACAATCTGCTCTGATACTCGCCGTACTCTACCTGCTGTTAATGCTTTGAAAAAATAAGCTTTTGGTGCTGTAGGGCTCCATATTGTTGAGGCTGGATAGGAACCAGTGCAAACAGCTTCTACTTCATGTATTAAATATGTTTCACCAGGAATTAATACCTCGTCGCATGATATGCGGTAATTATCATCTTTTGCTGCTATATCTTGAACGCCAAATTCACCAAATGTGTTTGGTATATTGCCGCCATACATCCAAAATTCAATTACCGAACCAATAGATACATTTACGTCTTGCCAGCCAGTGCTATGAGTAGCACCGTTTACTTTTATTATGCCTGTACGGCTAGCATAATGAGATTCAATTTTATCGCGTTCGTTATTTGCTTTACGTGCTGCTTCTGTTTCCTTTTGCCATTCCTTTAATGCTCCTTCTACATCTCCGCCCGTGCCTGGATTGACAAATGGTGGGAAATATACCTTTACACGTTTATATGGCAAGCGCCAATCTTGTGCATTACGCAATGGCTCTGATATACCAAATTGCGTCATTGTTGTTGGTATTCTTACGCCGCTAAATAGCGGTTGCATACCAACATTAGAATAATCAGCTTGGAATACATCTATGCCTCGCGCTTCCAATTGACCCGCTATTTTATTTGATGTTGTTAGGCGGCCTTCACCTGCAACACCACGTTTAAAATAAACAGAAAATTTGTTTTCTTGATAGCCGCGAATTAAGCTGTCGCCAATAGCAAATCCTTTAATGCCTGGGATTTCTGCTAATACACCAGCACCAGCCAGGAATACAGCTAGCAATTCTTGCCCGTCACCTTGACTAAGTAACTGCGACCATAGCAACTTAGTTTCAACACGTACACCCCCGTATGTGCCTCGATTAGCAAATACCAGTGGCATTACTTCGCCTAGTCTTGCCAGCGGCTGTACTGAGGTAAAGCCATCAACATTACTAAATCTATTATCAGCACTAACGCTGGCACCTGTTACATCACCGCCGCGTTGTTGTTGTGCTGGGTCAGACCGTTTTGGTAACTTAGGTTTTGGTGCTAACGCAGATGCAGCGAAACTAAGACCCGCGCCTACTACCGTGGTAACAATGCCAACTGTTATCGGGTCACATACCACATGCGGCACATGGTCGTACGCTGCATCGCGTTCTGGGCGATGGTTAGCTACTTGATTTGCATACCAGTTATATTCTTCTAGCGTCAGCCCTAAAGCATCAATTAATTGCTTTTCCCATGGCAATATCGCGCCTCGTATTTGACGGTTGGGGACCATACTACCCGGTTGGTTTGTGCGCTGCAATGAAGCCATCCGGTTTCAAAATAAACGGCTAGCCCATAGCTATCAACAGCTCGGACTAACGCAATAATACCAGTTTCACCTGGTGTTCCCCATAATTCTAATTGCTCCTTAAAGATGCTGGTGTCTCCTGCATGTAAACGCCGATACCAACTGCGGGCTGGCACTGGCGCTTTAATGCCATACCATCCCAATACCCACCTACATAAATTAATGCAATCTGTAGCGCCATGCCGTGTTGGCTCAGCACCAAGCCGATACGGCAGCCCAATAAGATCAGCCGGAACGGATAGCGCCTGTGCTTGGTAAGGCTCCGACCATTTCGTGTGTAATACGTGCATTGGGCGCTTGCGCACCAACTGCATCAAGGGCATTGCTAAGTTGGAGTTCAACGGCTTGTGTACTGTATCCAAGGCCGGTGGCAATCCATAATTCATTACCTAATAATACTCCTGGCGCGTAGGTGTTAGTCAATTGATAAGTTTCTACCTTTACTGAATGGCTACCATTAACTGCATCTTGCACCCAGCTTAATGTAAGCGGGTTGGCAGGTAATAATAATTGGCTGCTTATATTATCGCCATTTTTTGATTTCTGTGCGCCGCGATAAACAAACGGTAATAAATTCCAGTTTTGACCATTAAAACCAAATGCAGTGCCTTCTGTAAAAAAGTTTTGCCATCTTTGCACTGCACCCGCAGGTGAAGTAAAAGTAACAAAATTACCAATAATAAAAAGGCTCATCGTAGACCTACCTGCCTGCGGTAACCGGGTGAGTTACGCATCTGTGCTGCTACCTGAGCAGCGCCAGCTTTTGCACCAGAGGCCGCAGCACGTTTTTCTGTTGCCAGCATCGCTGCTTGCAATTGATCGGTACTGACATAATCCTGACCCAAAAATCTAGTGGTCTCAAAGCTTAACGCTAGCACTGGTGATGGGCTGGTTTGTATATTGTTTACTGTATCACTATTATTATCGTATCCATTGTTAGTAGTGCTATTGGAATTATTAGTGGTATTTCTATTGCCGCCCATACCTGCAAAATTACCATCTCGGCGTTGGTATCGGGCCATTGCTGCTACAGGGTCAGGTTCATTATCATCACCACCGCCTTGGCGTTGGTAACGTGCCATTGCTGCTGCCGTAGCATCCGCTGGAACAATAGTGCCAGCAGTACGTGGTACAAACAACTCAGGGCCTTGTTCGCCAACTAGCGATGGCCTGCCAACAGGTGGGTTGCCGCCATCGGCAAAGCCTGGGATACTCATGCCGCCAAACGCTGTACTGGTGCCCGGGTTAAAACCAGAGCTAAAAGCTGCGCCACCACCGCCACCACCGCCGCCAAACAATCCGGCTAGCTGTCTTGCTATCGCGATTGCGGTGTAAGTAGCAATCATCTTGGCGCCTTCCTGCATTAAGATGTCACCTATAGATTTAAGAAAATCAGCAAATACTTGTTGCGCTGTTGTAGTGCCTTCAACTAAACCTTGGATGCCTTTTGTTAATGAATTGCCAACCGCATCGCCAATGCCTTGTGACACACGTACAGCGACAGATTCAAGGTCTTTTAGTTGCGTCTGAGCAGATGCTATAAATTGCTGTATTGGTGATGCTGCGGCGGCGGTGGCTGCGGCGTAAGCCCGAATTGCAGTTGCCGCAGTTATAGCTGTCTGATTTAAATCCTTGTATATTGCTACATGGTCTTTATTGTCCATATTAAGGGCTGAAGTTGCGTCCCTTAATCTTTGGTTTACTGCTAATACTTGCAATTCACCTTCTATCAACTCAGGCTTAACACCTTCCATCTGTAAACGATTACGCAATGTAAATGCTTCTGTTTGCAGCCCTAATTGCGCAGTTTGCTCCCTAAATGCAGATGTGCTGGCTAATATCCCTGCTGTTAAGTCTTCAGCTTTTAATGATTTTGATTGTGAGTTAAGTAGTGCAAGTTGTTGTATTAAACCTTGGATTTCTGCTTTTGTTTGATCTACATTTTGTCCAGGTACACAACCTGCTACGCCTCCGCCCATTGCTGCATTTGGCCTTACAAAATAGCCACCCTTAAAAGAATCTAGATCAGGATAATTACCTGCCTTTAGCCCACGACTTTTTGATTGATGAAATACGTTTTGACCGCCAGTATATACGCCAACATGTGGCGTATCACCAGGTCTACCGGTAGCTAATATATCGCCAGGTTTAATTTTATTAAAATCAGTCATGACAGTGCCAGCCTTGCGCACCGTATCAGCCCATGCAGTAACACCAGGCAAGGTAATACCAAGTGAGCCATAAAATGCTTTAACTGATTCCGAACACATATTTGCAACACCAGTAAATTTACTAGCTGCTTGAGTTGCTGTATTAAGCTGGCTAGTGCTAAATCCTCCACCCCCGCCAACAGTAGTAGATTGCACTTGATTCATTCTTGTGCCTGATTGCAATCGTTGCTGTGCTTCTTTAATTTTGTTTTCTATATCTTTTATTTGCGCATCAAATGACGCTGAACCCATTACCATTGATTGAATAATACCAGCTTGCTCTTTAGCAGCACCAGTAAATTTATTTACAAAATTGCTAAGTTGCTTTTCTTGCAATTGACGTTGCAAGTCATAACGCATTTTATCTAATTCAACTTGATTTTTAAATATTTGGTTATCAATTTGCATTTGATATTGCGCTGAATCCATAGCTAATCTGTCAGCTAATTTTGCTGCTTTTTCTGCATTGCTTGCTGCTTTAGCTGCTGCTCCTTTTTCTTCAAGTAGTTGAGGAATTTTTAAGTTTACATCTTCTTTTGTTGCCTTTGGCTTGTTTAATTCTTTAAGTCGGCCTTCCAAATAAGTTGCCTTTTTAGTTAAATCTGTTAACTCTGCTTTCATTATTGGCAAAACTGGCGCGCTAGGAATAAGTACGTTGTCATCAATACCTTTAATTTCTAGCCCTTTAGACATGCCAATGCCAGCCTTTTCAGCGGCTTTAATTTCTGCTGTAAGTTTTTTAACTTCGGCTCTAGTATTAAAAAGTTCATTATTGGCTGTTTTCTTATCAGGGCCAGCCATTGCCTCATTGATTTTGTCAATTACTATAATGCTTAAATCTAATATTCTTTTTAATGCCGGCTCAAGAACTTTTCCTATGTTCTTTGCAAGCATTTCTATGCTATCCATTAATGTGCTAAATTTGCCCGCCAAAGTACTAGATTGCGCAATAGCACCGTTGGCATATTTGCCTCCTTTTTCAGTAAGCCTATTAATTGCAACTTCAACAGCTTCTGCACCTATACGTCCTTTTTCTAATGCTTTTCGTAATTCCTCCCCTGATAACCCGTACATCTTTTGCAATTCGCCCTGCAATGCAATACCACGTTCTTGAAACTGCAATAGCTCCTCGCCTTGCAGCCGGCCTTTGGCCTGCACTTGGCCATAAGCTGTAACTAACCCTTGCAGCTCAGCGCCTGTCGCGCCAGAAACATCAGCTAATCGCCTTGTTGTCTGAACTACTTTTTCAGTTTCAACGCCAAAAGCTTGTAAACGCTTAGCCGCATCAATCAACTCAGTGCTGGTAAAAGGCGTAACAGCTCCAAGTTGTTGTAACTCGGATATTATTTGCTTTGCTTTTGTCGCGCTACCAGTAAGAACTTCTAAGCTACGTGTTTGACTTTCAAGTTCAGCAGTTTTTGCAAATACAAATTTAACGGCTTGCATTGCACCAAGTGCAATGGTTAATTTGCCAACCGTTTTAAGTAAGCCAGAAACAGCTCTGTCAGTTGCTACTGCGCCTTGCTGTACCGCCTTAAGTTGCCCGACAGCGCCACGGCTATCAACATTAATGGCAACATTAGCGACAACCGACACAGCTAGCCACCTACTACTAGGCCCAGTCTAGCGTCGTCGTCGCATCGCAGCTTCTTGTTCATCATTGGACAACTCAAAATAAGCTGACCACAGAAGTAATTCTTCCATGGTCAGCTCTGCATTCAATTTAGCTAGTGTGTAACCTAATTCCTTAGCTACACCAAGCTGGAGCCTAAGCAGGTTATCCTTTTTAAGCTCCGCCTTTATTTTTTTGTATCTACCTCTTCCTTGATGTCTTCGCTGATAACAGCAAGCATCAATGATTGCAGATCCGCATCACGCACCTCGTTTTTTAGCTCGGCAATTTCACCAGCAGCAAATATCCGCTGGCCGTTTTCATCTGTTGCTTTTTGAACTAGCAATTGCAATGCAAACGCATTCACGTCATCAGATGCAGCATCCTTTTGTGCGCGTTCACGTTCGGCCATTGTTAATGGTGAACGGTAGAACACAAACTCAGTGCCATCGCTTAGCATCACCGTTTTTTTGACGGGAACTAAATTAGCAGCTTTTTTTAATCGGTCTAGTGCTCTGATCACAGTGGATGCCATTAGTTATCAAGCAGTGGTGGAGAAGTCGAATGTAGGTACGCCAGTAGGACGGAAAGTAATTTCTACCATCTGGGCATCATCTGGGTTGATGTTAAGCGTTGCGCTTAGTAGCACAGCATCCATAGCAATGCTGCGGCTTAAGGCTTCGGTTGAACCCTTATCAGTGTACAACTTAAATGCACAGCCAACTTGCTGGCGTTGCAACACATCTTCAACCATACGGTTAGAAAGTGCGCTGTCTTCATTAGTTACAAATACTGATGCACTGCCGTTGCCATCAGCAAAGCCTGGGATGTAAGCCTTAAATGGTGCATACTGACCAACGGCTTGACCGATGGTGGTAACGTCAATTTCAGCGCGGCTGATCTCAAAACTCCAGTTCTGCACTTGGCCTACAGCGGCATAATCAGCGTAATAAACCTCAAATTCATTTGGTGCAGCCAATGTACCGTCATCGGTAATGGCCAGAATAGTGCCGCCAGCACTGGTTGATACGGTGAGCACACCAGTAGCAGCGGTGTAACTTAACACGTAATAAGTAGTGGCTGAACTGATTGGTGCAGGTAATGTGCCGGAACCAGCAGCGCCGGTTTGGCTATTTACAACACGAAATTTAACCGTATCGCCAACCTTTAGATTTAGGTATGGCTGAATTGTGATCTCATCGTTAGCAACACTAACGTTGGTTTCACCAAACGTGCCGGTGGTACCAGCAGGCTTGTAGTAAAGAGCGCCGGACGTACCGGATAAAACTGTGACGGCCATGGATGTAAACGATGATTGGCTGCTCTAAGTATAGCGTTCAATCCAAATAGGCTTCAAATGTTGCCGTTAGCTGTGTTTGGAAATATGGCTCAGGTGACGCAGGCGTTACAACCGCTGGCCCTGATGCAGCATCAAAGATAATGCTAGAGAATTTAGCACGATCAAATAAATCCTTGATGCGCTCCGCAATTGTGTAATTTGCTGCGGCACCAACACCTATAGGCGTAAATACATTTACCACTAACACGCCGTTTTGGCGGTTAAACCCTACGCCGCCTGTCGGTA